CGACCGAGCAATCGAACTTATCCCCGATACTAAATGGCAATCGTCGATCAATTCGGAAGCCCTTTTTCTAACCCCTACGGCAACCACGTTGCACGGGGCGCGTCTCGTTACAACGGAATGCGCCCGTGGGAGCCTGTGCGGTTGCACGACATTGGCAAGCTAGTCCCCGCGATTGATCGGCAAACGCTTGTTTCAGCCTCTCGCCGCCTTTACTTGAACCAGCCGATCCTTTCTGGCGCGGTCGAACAAAAGTCGATGTATTCCATCGGCAAGGCATGGATGCCGAAATTCACCGGGCAGGATAAGGATTTCGGTGATGCCGCGACAGCCTGGTTGACGGAGATTTTCTATCCGCTTTGCGACCTTCGCGGCCCGGTTTTCGACTTCAAGACCGAGCTTTACCTGCTGTCCGACGCAATCGACCGCGACGGCGAAGCTTTCGTTGTCCTGACTGAAACCAAGGAAGGATTCCCGCGAATCCAGCACATCCCATGTCACCGGGTCGGCAACCCTGTAGGAATGCAAGACGGCCCGATTGAAAGCGGGCTTTACCGCAACGCTAGACTTGCGGATGGTATTGCTTACAACCGAGTCGGAACGCCGATAGCCTTTGCTTACCTAGATGAAGATCAGAAATTGATCCAATGGGTTTCGCTTCGTGATGCCATCCACGTTTACGACCCGGCATGGCAGGAGCAGGGGCGCGGATTGCCAGCATTCACGGCATCCTTGAACATGCTGCGGGACGCGATGCAGTCGCATGACCTTGAAACCATGGCGCAGGCGATGCTTTCGGGCCGAGTCTTCATCGAGTGGAACGAAACCGGCGCACCTGATACTGGCGACCCTGCTTTTGCGCTGACCGGATCGGCTACCGGCGGCAATCAAAGCCCAGGCGTGCAAGTTGAGAATATCAACGGGCCGATGAACACTTACTACCGCGCCAACAGCGGGAGCAAGCTGGAGACGTTCCACAATCCACGCCCCGGAGAGGCATGGGAGAACTTTCAAGACCGCATCATCCGAGGCGCATTGGCCGGCGTGAACTGGCCTTACGCGATGGTATGGAAAGCCAGCGGACAAGGCACCGCCGAACGCCACGAAATCGCCAAGGCTCAACGCGCAATCGAGGACAGGCAAAGCCTTTTGATGCGCCCCGCGCTTGCAATTGTTTCGTGGGCCGTCGCCAAGGCACAGAAGATGGGCACGCTGCCGCAGTCGCCTGAATGGTATAAGTGGAGCTTCACGATGCCGCGCAAGCTTACCATCGACGATGGGCGGATGAGCAAAGAGCAGATTGAGGGATGGCGGGCCGGATACGTCAACCATGAGGACATCCTCGGAGACTACGGCAAGACCCTTGAGGAGCATTACGATGCCCGCGCCCGAGAAATCTACCTGCGGAAGAAAGCGGCGGAAAAATGGAGCATCGACGGCATCGAGATTGAGGACCGCGAGATGTCCATGCTGACCCCGAACGAGCAAAGCGCCGAGCAAATGGAAGCGGCGAAATCACCAACCACTCAAGACAATGGAAATTCTGACGATTGAAAACAAGTCCGGCAAGGTCCGGCTAAATGAGTCGGTCAACCCCGATTCCATGACCCGACTGATTGAAGAAATCAGCCAGGTCTTCGGGGCGCAAGCTGCCGCCAACGGTGCCCAGTTTGGAGAAATCACCAACTGCATCGAGAACGCGGCGGATACTTTGGACATCGAGATTCATTCCCCAGGCGGAAGCGTGCTTGATGGCTACAAGCTTTATCACGCGCTTCTTGAGCTTCGCGGGCGCGGAGTTTTTGTCACCGCAACGATCAACAGCCTAGCCGCGAGCATGGCATCCGTGATTGCGATGGGAGCGGACAAGATCCGCATGGTAAAAGGCGGGCGGATGATGATTCACGAAGCCTCTAACGTTGTCGCTGGTAACGCTGAGGACATGGCGCGAGCCGCAAAGCTACTTGATGAAATCAGCGGCGAGATTGCCGACATCTACGCAGGCAAGACCGGCGGCGACCGCGACGAAATCCGCGACATGATGAAAAAGGAAACTTGGATGGGCGCGGATGAGGCTAAGTCGAAGAACTTCATCGACGAAATCGTGGACGGGAAATTTGACACCGCGAAGAAGGGCAAGAGCATGAATATTCTCGACCGTCTCACTTCTCCCGCCAGCGCCGAAGCCTTGGCGGAAATCGACACCTTGAAAGCCGAGGTTTCCAACCGCGAAAGCGAAGTTGCCGAGCTTTCTAACAAGGTCAGCGTTGCTGAAACCGCTTTGCAAGAAGCCGCCACTGCTGCCGCCGAGCTTCGCATCTCCAACGAAACCCTTACCGCTCGCGTTACCGAACTTGAGGCAATCGCCGCCCGCGTTCCTGATCTTGAAGCCGCCGCGAAAGTGACCGTCGAAAAGATCGGCAACGAGGCCGCGCAGATCGCCGCTTCCATCGGCCTCACCCAACCCCTCCCGGACGCAAACAACGGCGAAACCAAGTCGATTCTCGCTCAGTTCAACGAGCTTGATGGCGACGAGGCGACCCGTTTCTACAAGGCGAACCGCAAGCAAATCATCGAAGCTCAACTCAACTCCTAATCACTCCATCTCATGGCTACCACGTTTGTTGATAAAATCTACACTCAGGAGGTGCTTCGCGCCTTCACCGCTGGCCTCGCGCCACTCTCCGCTTTCACCCGCAGCTTCTCCGCAGAGGCCCGCCGCAAGGGTGACGCTATCATTATCCCTCGCGTTTCCGCTCTCAGCACCACGACCTTCGCCTATGCGAACAACAGTGGCTCGCCCTACGAAACCGAAGGCGGCGAGATCGCGGCAATCACCGTCAACTTGGATCAACACCAGATCGTTGGTGTTGACCTGACCGACATCCAGTATGCCAGCGCCGGTTCCGCCGATATCATGAACTTCGCGCAGAACCAAGGCCGCGCCTTGGCCCGCAAGTGCATGGGTAACCTGTTCAACGCGCTGACTGTCGCGGCTTTCGGATCGCCAGCCGCCACCGCCGTCACCATCGGTGGAACCGGGTTGAAGCAGATCCGAGACGCCCGCAAAACGCTTGTCGGTCGCCAAGTTCCAATGGAGCCAGTTTCGCTTATCGCCACCGCCGACCTTTACCATGCGCTACTGGGCGACACCAACATCACCCAAGCGTTTCAATACGGCGGGTCCGAAGCAGTCCGCGAAGGTCGGATTCCTCGCCTACTCGGCATGGACGTTTACGAGACTAACCTGACCAGCATCGGGGCTTCGGTTTCGATTGTCGGGTTCCTCGCCCACCCCGATGCGGTTGCTTGCGCTGTTCGCAATCTCCAGCCTCAAGACGGTGGCGACAGCTACCTTGCGGTTGAAACCGTTTCCGATCCTGAAACCGGCCTTGGATTCACCTATCGCCGCCACTTCAACCCTGGCAAAGGTCGCCACTACGCTTCCATCGAGTGCCTCTTTGGATTCGCTGCCGCCCTTACCCTCGGCATTGGCCTTATCGCCAAGACGGACTAATCTTCCTGCGGTGTTTCATGGTGCCGCCGCTCTGGGAAACCGGGGCGGCGGTTTTTCGTGTTGCGTTTTAGCGTCAATCGGCGTTGGATGCCGCCAACAAGATGAGCAAAATCAAACTGTCCTTGTCGGTAATCACCGGCAACTGTGAAGCGGATGTGGAGCGGTTCCTGGATGTGTTTCAGCCGCACTTCGACGAGATCGTGATGGTTCGCGCAATCGGGAATCAGAAACCGGACAAAACGCTTGATATCGCAAAGCTTCGCGGGTGCAAAACAGGAGAATACTTTAACGGCGTCACCTGCGGCGGCGGGCGAGTAAAGCTTTCCCGTAAGAAAGGAACGGAGGACTGGCCGCACGTTGACGACTTCGCCGCCGCTCGCAACAAATCCGCCGAGCTTTGCACTGGCGATTGGATCATGTGGGCGGATATGGACGACACCGCCGAGGGGCTGGAGCATCTAAGGTCCATCCTTGAGAACCTAGACCCCGCCATTGACGTTTTGCGCTGCCCCTACGTCGTGGGCGAACAGGGAGTGGTGGCGAACTACCGGGAGCGAATTTGGAGGCGCGGGACACCCCACAAATGGGCAAACGCGATTCACGAAAACCTTGTGCGGACGGACGGCAAGGATGCCAAGCAAGCTCAGACCGACCGGGTGCGACTCGTCCACATTCCGAGGCATGACAGGGAATGCTCCAAGGACCGAAACCTGCGAATCCTTGAGTCGATCCCAGAGGAAAAGCGCACGCACTCCCACACGTTCTACCTGATGAACGAATATGCGAGGATTAAGGACGCGAAAGCCGTTGAGCTTGCCAAGTCCTTCTTGGCGCATCCAGAGGGCGGCGGTCCTGAGCGTTACGAAACCTTCATGATGCTCGCCGCAATGGCGGAAGAGTTGCCGGACAAGGCGGCAATCTACGCGCAAGCATTCAACGAAGACCCGAGTCGCGCCGAAGCTCTCTACGAACTCACGGCGCTCTCCATGTCGTTCGACGAACCGGAGCGGGCGCTTGCCTACGCTCGCCACATGATGACCTGCGAATGGCCGGAAAAGCCATCATGGAACCACCGGAAGATGTTCTACGAGTTCTTCCGTGAGGACTTGTATTTGCAGGCTCTCCGCATCAACGGGCGGGCGATGGAATCCGACACCCGGCGCGGGAACATGCTGGCGACATCGGGCAAGACGACGATTTCTTTGCTACACGCGACACGCGGCAGGGCGATGCAAGCGATCCGCTGCCGGTCGGAATGGTTGCGACTCGCGGACGACCCGAAGCAGGTTGAACACATCTTCGGGGTCGATGCTGACGACGAGGAAGCCGAGGTTTTCTTTCGCTTCCCGTCT